CTACCGCTGGCTGAAGAGGCGCATGGCTGGCTCGCCTTAAACCTCGTCACAATCTGAGATGCCTCACAAGAGTGTCACTGGCTCCACCACAAATTATGCCTGCCACCCGCCTCGGGGGGTGGGTAATTTTTTGCCCCACTTCGGTTTCTGTTCTGATGATCCCCCTTACCTGACCCACCCCGTAGCCTGCTCAGAGAGGCGCGGTTGAGTCATTGCCCGGTCGCCGGGCTTTTTTATTCTTAAGTAAATAATGCCTTGCAGCCTATAGTACATTTGGAGTTAGAATGACCTGTCTGTTTAAAAGGATTTAGTAATGCTGCCAATCGAATTTAGATCAACGTTTAATGCAAGAAACATATCATTGTTATTTATCTCAATATTTTTGTTGATAAAGGCGTATTTGATATTGCAGTCGGTATATCCTTTCATGGGGACTGCGGATGGCTGGCACAGGCTTTATATGGCCCAGGGAGATGATAGGTTTAGTGTTTTGCCTCCAGCGCTCCAGTATGTTTACTGGTCATTCCTAAATCTAACCGGTGGCATTGCTGCATTTACATTTATACAGATTATTATTTTCTATGTAGCCATTTTGGCTCTCTGCCTAAAGCTCTTGCCAAACAATAAAATATCAGCCTTGATTACTGCATTCTTGTTGTTGCAGGTTGGTGTGTTTGAGATATTCCCCTCTATAATGACAGATTCATCCCTGGTGTTTTCTTGCATGGCGTTTGTTGCGATTTTGGTCAACAAACACTTTACCGAAGAAAAGCCCAGTCATATATTATTTCTTTTCGTAGTTACCGCGTCGCTTTTTAGCCTTAGATTCAACTCGATAACGACACTCCCAGTTATCATCCTCACATTGGCTTTAAGCAAAAAAAACCACAATAAAAGGTACATTTTTGTGGTCATATTGGCATTTGTGGCTGCTTTGGCTGTCAATTATAAGTCGAGAGAGAATGCACGTCCTGAGGCTTTAGGAATGGCTTGGGAAATCACTGGCGTGGTTAAAAATTCGAACGACTTGAGTATCATGAATTCGCTAGATTTTTGCGGTAATACCGCTGGTGCTTCGAGCGCTTTTGATGCCAGAGCACTAAACAACATCATGTGGAGTCCAGAATCGCCTCTTTCAGCAAAATGCCTTGCATCTCCCGGCGGGAGCGATCAGGTAAAGCGTGTATACCTATCTACAGTTAAAGACCACTTTGGTGACTGGCTGAAGCTAAAGATGATGTTTATGAGCGAATCGTTGGGCATTAACCGTCCTCTTGAGGTCATCACATATGGTGTTAATGATTTTGATGAGAGAACTATCAGGTGGGGAGGTGTTGGCGGGGATAAGTATAGGGAAACCAAAGCAAGATACGAAAGTTCAGCTAGTTTATTCTCGAAAATAGTTTATAGGCCATATATTTCCTTCTTGATAGTGATAGCGTTGATACTATTATCAATTTTCATACGAATGAAAGGGTTGAGAGTATATGTGATAGCTTCCCTGCTATCCGCGTCATATTATGGTGCCTTCTTGATTTCAGCCCAGTCAATGGAATTTAGATACTTCGCCCCATCATTTTTTATAAACTCAACACTATCTTTATGCTTAGTGTTTGCTATTTATCATCAGTTCAGAACGAGCTTGATCAATAAAAATTGATTATGCTTCAGGCGCGGTAGGCCATGTTATTTCATTAGGTGTATTCGGGTCGATCGCGTCAAGTAAATCAATGTAATCCATCCAGAAATTCAAGGACTGTGTCTCTGTGGCGCTCAGCTTTCGACCCATTAGCAGCTTAGTCTGCCATACAACGATTTTTTGCGTCGCAGATGACTGAAGAGATTCCTTAATGGAGTTGTTGTTGGCGATTAATGCTTCTTGCCTTAATTTCTCTTGCTCGTTACTTAACGGAGGGGAAACAAAAGAACCATCTTTATATATATCCCCGATCCTTGCCTGCTTATCATCGCTGTATTCAACAGCAATGACACCATCGCCAAAATCTAGGTTCTCCTCACCATCCCACACCACGACATTAAAAACAACGTTATCTTTTATTAGCGCCCAAGAACCTGTCATTATGAATATTCCTCAATGATAATAAGCCCATTACTTCCTGCTCCTGAAGCCTGTGGTGATCCTGTTACATAGGATGCGCCAGCACCACCCCCACCAGGGAATCCACCAGTGCTGCCGGCAGAACTTGTGCGCGCAAGACCTCCGTAACTACCAAATGAAGCACCACCTTGCCCACCAACTCCATTCGATGTATTGCCACCCTGACCGTTCTGGCCAGAGACAACCAATGAAGCTATGGTTGTGGATGAGGCTACGCCCCCAGTGGCATTAGCACTCCCTCCACCTCCACCGGCAGTAAGACCGAGTGCTGAGATAGATGAAGCTCCGCCACTGGCACCTGCTGCGGAGCTATTTGCTGCAACAGAAGCACCACCTGTACCGATTATCACTGAATACTGAGAAAGTGGCTGGGAAAGAGTTATTGTTACCTCGACATAGGCTCCGGCCGCACCTGAGCCAGCTCCCACATTGGCAGTCGCAGATCCTCCACCAGCACCTCCGGCACCCCATGCCCTTACCCTAATTTTCGTTGCACTTGCAGAGGGTGTGTAGGTGCCACTGATGGGAAAGGTCCGGATACTAAGAAGGCGACCCGGTCCTGTAAGCGACTTAATTGCTGCGACAAGCTGTGCATTATTTGTTTTTGCCAGGGTAATGCCGGCAGCTTCGATAACGGCTGCGATCTCCTCCTGAACTGAGTCAAAAAAGTCAGCGTCCAGCGCGGTCGGGAGCTCACCTGTCTGCGGGTTACCGCCGGTGAATCCGTTCTTGCCCGAGCCAAATTTATCTTTCTGCGCGGTTGATGTATCAATACGATGCATGGTTACTCCGGGTATCTGAAAATGACGTAGGTGTGTGACGGGGCAAGTTTGTTAAGAACGCACTCAGCGGTCGTGTCTCCCCACGTTCTGATGCTGTCGGTAGCGTTGCTGATTGCCGTCATCGGGTTAATCTGGGTGGCGGCAGGCATGTTGACCCGCCAGTAATAGCGCCATTCATCGCTGTAAAGAGAGTCTGTGCAGACTGAAAGGCAGGTAAACTGGCTCTTTTTGTACCGGGTGATCGTGACGCCTGTGTAACCCAGCGCTTCAAGCTGTTCCAGATAAAAGGCTTCGTTTATTCCACCCGCCAGATTCAGCTTTGCATCTAACCTTTGCCTGCGCTGCTGAAGCGTCTGAACACCCGGAGGTGCGCAGCTGTCAGGTAATCCGCTGATCTCCTCATACCGGTCGATAAGCTCCGTCACGGAGCGCGGGTCGGTTTCCAGCATTAGTGCGTCAGCGCGCCCGTGAAGCGCTGCAAGCGATGGAGACAGTCCGGTCAGCAGCAGGTCATCTGCATCCCATGCCGGACCGCGTGGCAGGAGTGCTCCGAGCATCTGCCGGTACTGTGCCGTTAGATCCATGAGATGTTCCCCACAACGCCCAGCTCACCCTTACCGATAGTGATGTCAGCAGACGGACTGACCAGCGAGTGACTGTACTCGCCGGTTGCGATACTGATTGCCTCGCTGATGCGCGACGGCTTCAGTACACTTTCCGGCCCGCCATCGCGCAGCATCATTGATCGCAGTTCAGCTTCAACGGCATAGCGAACTGCCGTGGTGTCGGGGTTCAGGCGAATCTGGAAGTTAACCGTGTGCGGCGTTGCCGAAAACACATAGATATCGGCGCCGGCCACGGGAGCCCGCGGCTCGATGTAAGCCTGTGCAGCCGCTACAGTTGCGGCGTCCGGAACCGGATTAATCAGGTCGCTGTTAGCCACCATCACACCAACCGTTCCTCGGCCGCTCCAGTGACGGTAAGTCCACGCGCGGGTAATGCCCGCAACCTCTTTAGCCCACACCTCATAGTCACCGTCAGCGCCACCCTGCGGCGTCCAGTACCAGCGCTCAATGACACGCGCACGCCAGACTTCCAGGTCTTCCACATCAGCACCACCCTGAATGCTGTCCGCTACGCCAGCTGA